AGGCACCTCCTGCCGGAGCGTCAGAAGGCCGCTCCAGGGGACACAATTCTCGGAGGTTCCGGCCGGGATTTCTACACGCGGCTGACCGGGCGCTTACGAAATGGCAGGCGCTCGGGCTGTCGATGGTCGATAGCCAGTTCATCGAGTCTCGCAACTTCCAGCTTCGCGACATCGCCCGCGTTCGACGTGCCGCCCTACAAGCTGGCGATCGAGGGCGAGACCGAAGGCCCGGCGATGGTGCAGATGGGCCAGCAGTATTTGAATGGACCGATCTCGGGGTATTGCGAGCGGTGGAAGGCGAAGGCGGAGCAATTCTACGAACTCGACGGCGACGACACGTTTCTGGATTGGGACTATGGGCATTTCCAAGGCGGACTTGCTGTCGCGGTTCACCGCGTATCGGCAGGCGGTCGGTGGGCCGTGGATGAAGGTCAACGAGGCGCGGCGCGCCGAGGGGCTGTCGAGCGTGCCGGATGGCGACACGGTGCAGCAGGCGGTGAATATGGCGCCGCTGGGCTGGGTGCCGTCGGCCAGGGGTGGCGTTGGCGATCAGGGGAGCAACCAGACCGGGGTACCGGGCGAGGGAGGCAATGGGGACCCGAACCGCAACCCGGCGGATGATCCGGCGCCGGGGGTGTGAGAGAAATGGGGTCGGTGGCTGGGCGGAAGTGCGTTAGTCTGAGTGCCGGCGTCCGGCGCGAGGTCGTCATTCGCCGCAATGTGGACCGGTCTGCGCGATCGAGCAGCTCTTATCTGCGCCGCCGTCTCCTGCGCAGATGCTGAGTTTCATGCTCTGGTGCCTGCTCGACGGGCACCATGTTTCGGCCAAGGTGAAGTGTTCGCCGCTCAACGCGTGTGAAGTCGTGTACGACCTGGGATCCCTGGATAACCTCAGCAAACCGCAGATCGAGACAGTCCGCCGCAGAAGCGCCCTCGAAGCTGCTGCGCGGCCGCCAGTGCTCTGGATAATACAGTCGTGCAATCATCATGCTGAACGCCAGCGGTCCAAGAAGCACCGCACATGGCCACCGATTGTCCACGTCTCGACCAATATGAAAATGTGCCGCTGGATGAGAAATTTCGCGGTACTGCGAACGAGAGTACTCGAATCGAATCGGAGGTACGGATGCCATATAGGGGAGCTCCCCGATAAGGTCCGAGGCCTCCTCATGGGTGAGGTAGCCCACCGCCTCCATAGCCTCCCAATGCTCCACAGCCTCCTGCGCATCGGCAACACCTGTTATCCAAGGATTGGGGAAATAGGCCATGCGCCATGCGTGTTCGCTTTCCCAAGAGAATTGGAAATAGGAGTAGTCTTGTAGAATGAAATTGTAGGCCGACCGACTTAATCCAACTCGGTAAATCTCAGCGTATGATGACTCTGGTTCCATCGCGACTCTCCTGACTTCGTCGTCTGCCAATAGCAACACGGGACAAATCATCGCCCTGCCAAGATTCAGGTCCACATCGAACAAATTCCACGCGTGCCCGATTTGTCGGATAAATTCAGGAGCGTCCATTGCGACGACGCCCGCTGAGAAGCGGCCTCAGGTCCTCATCTGTCAGCCCCAAGTCTTCTTTCAAGCGCTCAAGCTCTGCCTGTGCACGCTGTAGTCGTGCATCTTTTTCTGATAGGTCGCGCTGGATAAGCTCAATCTTCGCCGGGTCAGGCATCACGAAGCGCATCTCGGGAGCTAGGCGTATCGCAGTCTCGATCTCTCTCTTCAGCGGGACGAACCGAGGCTCCATACCTGTGATACGCAGCCAGCCTTTCGTGCGCGTGAATGCGGTGAAAAGTCGATTTCGGCCCGTCCTGGCTCCGAGTGGCACCGCGTCGCAACCTAATACTGCAACAACCGCTGCTTCATTTCCTTTTGCACGATAGACCGTGGTTAGCGTAGTTTTGCCTTCGATCATAAATGGCGGCTCGCTGTATCTGTCAGCGATAATGTTGTTTGAGTGAATATTACGCTGAGCCAACGCCTCAGCAAGCCTTGCCAGGTAAGATTGGGCTACACGGTCGTCGATCGCGATGGCCATGAGGTCCTCTGGCTGAAGGCCACCCGCGATGAATTTGGCGAACTCATCGGCGCAGAATGTTACCTCCTCATCCATTGACGCGAAACTGCGGACCTCAATGAGGGGGATATCGTGCGTAGGGCTGTTTCTGTCAGGGCGCCGGATAACAACGCTTGTACCGACCCGCATGTTGCCGGAGACAACTTCATAGCCAACGTCCTCCCAGTGGTTCTTGTCCTGGAGCATCTGGACGGGCTGTCCGTACAGGCCGAAACCGGTCGCATGCGCTAGCACAAGAACATCACGTTGGTTCCGGTAACATTTTGGAAGGACGAAATCGTTGGTCTCGGCGTTTTCAGGGAGTGACCTCTGGAGCGAGATCCGAGGGTGTCCGTCGACGTCAGTGCCGAACAACTCTGCTGGCGAGCGGACCTTCACGTCGAAAATATCCTGGAGCTCATCGTATGCCCAGATGATCTGCTTCGCGTCTCTCTCACCATTTGTCAAGTGGAAACAGAGTTCGTAAAATCCGTCTGGAAAATCCTGACCCTCGTCAATTAGTACTAAGTCGTAGTATGGAGCAACGCGACCCGTGTCGATTAGCGCTCGACATACATAGTCGAACGGAGTTTGACGAGGATCCTTACCCGACTGGGCTTCGCCGAGAGACAATGGTGATATGCCCGCTCGCGCGCAGGCCTCCCTGTAGGTACCGCGCAGATCCTTACGGCCCCATCCGTGGTAGACGTGGATTCTCGCCCAGTCGGGGTCGCCCTCACCGAAATGGCGATAGAACCGTGTGATCAGTCTCCTAAGGGTATCGCGTAGACTCCTGGTATAGTACGTGACAAGTATGCGCGCATCTGGATTGTCGAGATGAGCCAACGCTGCTCTCATCGCAAGGATTACCGTTTTCCCAGATCCGGCAAGACCACGGATGCGCTGTGGGCCACCAAGAGCAGTCAGAGCCACAAGCCGTTGGCGCGCGTCGAAGCTAGCGATCTCTTCCTCGAGTCGGCTCAGGGCTACAGCCAGTGTTTGTCGCGACGGGTCAGGAATGGCCCTACGACTGCCCCGAACGAGCGCTTTCGCTCCTTCCAGGATGGACCGCGTTTCGGCGATTTGGTCCACCAGCAATTTCTGGTCATCTATGTCGCCAATGAAAGCCAGCAGTGCGGCCTCTGACCCAAAGACAGGAACGTCATCGACCAGGACATCGTCACTCCCCGGGGCGAAGACGATCGGCGTCACTTCGTAACACAGGCGCTGGCCCCTCGCCCTCAGGGTTGGGCTGCGAATAAGCTGGGAAACGGCGCTAGCGGTGACCTGTGATATGCTCTCAACGGTATCACGGATCACGCGGGCATTTGGAGCAGAGAGCACTCTCATGAGCACAACCCCGGCCCTCGCGGAAACCAGAGCTAGGTCGACGCGATGCCTGACCGCGTCATAGTCTGTAAATTTCGGCCAGCCGTAGTAAAGGACCCCATCTCCCAGCATCCGCGAACCGGCACCGGTGGTGATTTCGGAAATCAAGTGATCTAGAACCGGGTATCTGGTCCGGTCTGCTCTGGTTGGGATGAAGTCAATGGGCATTCGATCAGACGCTTTCGCTGTTGAAGCCACGTGTGCGCGCGGCCCAACGCCTGACGGACGCACGAGGGCGTCCCGAACGGGGGGCACCGTGCATAGTGCCCGCGGCACGGTAGGACACAAGAGCACCGGTCCCGGACGGTGGGGCGACTCGCAGTCAGGTCATCACTGGGTGCCCGGTCGGTCTGGGTTGGAGGGAAGGATGCTTCGGTTGTGCTTCGGTCAGTGAGAACCTGATCAGCATTCCACGTAGCGGCGGGTAGCCTGTCGCTGGCCCGCCGGCAGGTATGGGGTATTAGCCCCACCGCGTTCCCCCTCCGGGACCGTGCGTGGGTGAAACGCGCTACGGCGCGAATTCGGGTGGGGGGTATGGCGCCCGCCGGCGGGAGGCCCGCGCGCGCGCAAAGCCAGCCGTCAGCGGCGATTGGCAGTGCCTGGTCTGCGGCCGTCAGGAGTCGTCATCCGGGTCCAGGACCTCGCCCAGCCCGTCAAGGAGTGCTTTCAGGTTGAACCGGACCTCGCCGAGATCGCCCTTGTCCAAGGCGATCAACGCGTCGGCGGCGCAAATCAGCAGTTCGTCCGAGCCGACATCGTTGACCTCGATATTGGGGTGTCCCCGGTAGGCCAGCATGGTTTCCAGGTTGGACCGGACCGTCGCCAGATCGCCCGTCACCAACGCGTCCACCGCGTCGGACGAGCAGGCAAGCAGATCGTCAAAGATGACATCGTGGGCCATGTCATGCCCCTTTGCTGTTTTGCTATCATGCTACTTTGCTACCTGGGCAGCCCGGCTCTGAGCGGGGCAGCCCCGTGCGTCAGGCGGCTTTCGCCGCCGTGTCGAGGAAACTTGCCTGGATGGCGACCTCGCGCAGCGCGACTTCGATGCGGCGCAGGTCGGTCTGCATGACGGCCAGCAGGTCGGCCAGGGTGCCGGCGCGGTGCGGGCTGGTCTTCCGGACCGCGACGATCTGGTTCTCCTGGATGCCGGAGCGCAGCAGGCCGGCGATCCGTTCGACGTGAGCCTCGAAGGCGTTGGCAAGGTCGCGGTCGGCCTTGGTCGGCGGCGGCGGCGCATCGGGCATCAGCAGAAGCTGGGCCTCCGCGTTGACCAGCGCGGTGGCCGAGGCCCGCAGGTCGTTGTAGTTCCGGCAGCCGCCGGTGCGGATGGCGTTGAACAGGGTGTCCTGCCCGCGCGGCGACAGGCGCACCAGTTCGGTCGCCTCGGAGGGTTTCAGGTTGCCCCTCGCCAGCAGGGCCTGGTACTCGGGCCGGAGATGGAGCAAGGCGGTGCGCTCGGTGATGCGCCACGGCGCCTTGCCGATCCGGGCGGCCAGTTCCTCCACGGTCCAGCCGGTCGAGTCCATCAGCGCCTGATAGGACCGCGCTTGCTCCAGCGGCGTGACGTCCTGGCGCTGATCGTTCTCGATGATCTGCATGACGCGGATCGTGGTGGTGTCTTTCGGCGCCGTCACGAACGCCCGGATCGTCGGGGCGCCGTTGATCTGGTGGGCGCGCCAGCGCCGCTCGCCGACCGCGATCATGTAAGGCGTGCGGCCGGTGGTCGAGGGCCGCACGACGATGGGCTGCAGTAGCCCGTCCGCCCGGATGGAGGCGGCGAGTTCGCGTAGCGCGGCCGGCTCGAACACCTTGCGAGGCTGGTCGGGGTCGGGCTCGATCTGGTCCATCGGGATGTCGCGGGCCGTGGCCTCGGGTTCCTCGGTGACCGCGGGCGCCGGAGGGGCTGCCTTGGTGGCGAAGATGATCCGGGTAGCGACGCCGGTCCCGCTCTCGCGGAACGTGTCGTCGGGTAGCTTCACTGCGTCGGCGCCGATCTCTTCGAGCCACGCGCGGAACTCGCGTGCCGCGGTGTCCTGCCGGAAGAACGGACCCTCGGAGCAAATGGCGATCACGCGCCGGCCGGGCCGGACGAACTGCCATGCCGCGCGAATGTGCTTGATGTCCTGATTGTTCGAGAACGGCGGGTTCATCACCACCGCGTCGTACAGCGCGGCGTCCACCTTCGCGTACTCGAGGAAATCCTGCTCGCACACGCAACGAATGTCAGGGATGGCGCGGAGGACCTTGCAGTTTTCCCTATCGATCTCGACGGCATCGACCATCGCGCCCCTGGCCATCAGGTGCCGGACGATCCGGCCCTGGCCGGCGCTCGGTTCCAGGGCAATCTCGCCCGCGCCGATGCCGGAGACGCTGACCATGCGCTGCGCGAGATCGTCGGGCGTCTCGAAGAATTGGAGGTTTCGCTTGGCGTCAACGACAACGCCGTTCGCGACTACCGCGCCGATCAATTCGCGCGGATCGAAGGGGAAGACGTGACCGTTGGCCTTGCGGTTCCATTTGCCGCGCGCCGCGGTCAGCACCTTGGCCACGCGGAGGTAGGTTGGGCGGTCGAGTTGCTCGGGGAGGGTAAGGACGTTGCCGGCGATGGTGCTGCGGCGGAGGATCGGGAGTACGTCGTCTGGCACCCGCGTTCTGGTGGCGGACATGAGGGGATTTCCTTGTGGCGGGAGGGCAGGCAGGCGTCAGTAGACGCGGCCCATCAGCAGGAGCTCTTCGGCGCCGTAGACCTCGGATTTGCCGCAGTTGTCGCAGCGGTACTTCCGAGCGTCGGGTTCGCAACATTCCTGCATGGCGCCGCAGGCGAGGCAGAAGCCGGCTTGCATGCCGCTCGCCTCTTCGATCTGCCGCATGGTGAAGGTTCGCGGTTTCAGGGAGCGGACCGCTGTTGTCGTTTGGTGGGCCATTGGATTGCTCCATCGCGCGCCGGCGGGTGGTTCGCCATGCGCGGGTAAGTTACTCATAAACGGCGTGCATTCAGCCGTGCATGGATTCCAGGTGATCGGCTTCGGCCGTCGCGCCGGCCAGCAACGGCTCCAAGTTCGTGGTGTAGTCATTGACCACGTCCCAACCGTCGTTGCCGTAGACCAGCCGCACCCAACCCTGGAGCGGCTCGCCGGGCTTGTTGACGTAGAGGAAGTCCTGATCGGTCAGCATCACCGCCGCTATGACGGCAGCTTCGTCGGTTGAACGCCTGACGCTCGGTGCTTCGCCACCGTCATCGACGGTGATTTGAAATCCACCATCGAGTGCATCGCGCACGATGCGCTGGATGATGCGGCGTTCGATCTCCTGCCGCTGCTGCACGGTCATGGTCATGGTCGGCTCCTGTTCGGGGGATAGAGTTCTTGAAGCGCGGCGATGCCGGCTGCGATCGTCGCCTCTGGATCGCGGCCGACGCTGCGATAGAACCGGGGATGCACTCGGCACTCATGCGCGAGGCGGATCGTGTCTCGGTGAGGGCCGAGCCGGCGGAAGGTGTTGGCGAGGCTAAGTGCACGCGGCCAGTCGCCCGCGCGCATCAGCTCAATCAACCGCTGGGTTTTGGATTGCATCACACCGGCGCCCGCTTCGGCGCTGCGACGATGAAATACAGATCGCCTTCGCGGCGCAGCCGCCGCACCGAGACCAGCCCGTCCATCAAGGTTTGGTACTGCGAGAGGCTGCACCCCTGCCCCATCAGCGCGGCGTAGATGACGCCGCCCGGGGCACCGCATGGACCAGCGGCGGCGACGGCTTCGAGGATCGCGTCGAGGACCGCGCGGAGGGCGGTTACCTGGTCTGGGGTGGGTGTCATTTCACACCACCTTTCGGTCCCCAGGGCAGGTCCCACTTCTTCGCGCAGGTCGGGCCGTAGCCGGCCTCGACGCTGCGCGCATCGGTGAGTTCGCTGCCGCAGTAGCAGCAGGCTCCGGCCGACTTGCCATTGGCTGCCAGGGTGGCCTGCGGCGCGGCGATCAGTTCGCACAGGAGGTCCGCGACGCTGTCGTATTCGGCGGCACTGCGGGTGTGGCCCGGCGCCCAGGTGCCATCCTCCAGCACGCGGCCAAGCCACTCGCGGTTGACCGCGGTCGTCGTGACGGACAATGAGCCGGGCTGCATGGAGCGCGGGCCGGCGATCCAGATTTTCAGGGTCTCGCTGTAGCCGTCGTGGGCATGGCGCAGCAGCAGATGGGGAAACTTGAGCCTCGCGGCAGCGGTGGCGAACATCGCGCGGAGTTCGGTTTGGTCGCCGAGATTGCGCGGGCCGTCGGCTGGTTGCGGGTGGTCAATGCGCTCGACCAACTTCTTGACGAAGGGCCATTGCCGGTCGGAGAGGCGACCGCTGCTGGCATGCTGCTGGAGAAGCGACAGAGCGAAGGTCTGATCCTTTTCGGGCAGCCGGACATACTCGGTCTTCAACCGAGCGAGTTCCGCGGTGAACATTGGGAATTACCCCTTGGTAGGAGCGGATGGGGTTGCCGCGAACGGGATTTTGCGGCCGTGGGACGGGCCGCCCTTGAAGCGGAGCGGCAGGTTAAGATCGATGGCGCCGCGCAGCGTGACGCTGTAGAGCGTCTTGCTCGCGTTCGGCACCAGCCAGCCCTTCGTGACGCAGTATTTGATCGCGGAGGGGGGAACCGTGCCCAACATTTCGTTGGGTTCGACCGCCACGCGGTTGCGGAGGGTCGAGGCGATATCGGCATTGGAGTACGACGACATTTCCGAGGACTTCCACACCCGGATCACGTTGCCGTCTTCGTCCTGGTAGGTTTCAGGCTTCACGATGTGCGCAGCGACCAGGATTTTTGCTGACCGTTTGTCCATGCCCGTGCGGGCGGCGTAGGCGTCGCGCACTGCTGCGGTTTTTTTGGAAATCTTCGCGGTCCGTGCGGGCATCGAAGTGGCTTTCGGAGCAAGTTCTTAGTGAGTATTTTATAGCATAATTACGCGCCTACACCAAACATAAAGCGCCAACATGGCAATATAGTTCTCGGTTTTCCTGCTCTATACCTCGCCCGCTGGGCGCTTGCACTTGGTGCCACCTGACTGAACAGATTTGCGGCGACAATCAGTTGACCGTGGGGCACCACCCCGCGGGCGGGTGCAGTTCCCGTAGCCGCTCCAGGTTTTCTGCTGCGGGCCGGCGGATTTCAGGAGTTTTGCAGCGCGCTCTCTACGTTGCGGAGCTCGGCGAGCCATTGCGGCCCGATGCGGTCGATGGCCTCGACCATTGTGTAAGATTTCTCGTCCAGCCAGTCGGATCGATTCAACAGGAGGGCGGCCGCGAGGTATTCGCCGGTGGAAAGCACATGGCGTTGTTCGTTGTCACGCCTGATGCGCTCGGCCAGATCGAGCAAAACCTGAAAGGTGTCTTGGGCCATCGTCAGGCTCCTCGGAAGTAGCGGCGCAGCGTGGCGAGGCCAGTGGAATATTCGCGGTCGCCAGTGCTGATGATCGCCTTCCCTGGCTGGTGAGGGTCTGCTCCGACGACGCGGTGCAGTTCACCGTCGATGACTGCGGTGTGACCTGTGAAGGGTGCAACGTCAGGGATAACGGTCGAGGCGATGACGCGACGAAGCTGCGGCGGCATCAGGGGATGCTCGTGCTGCGGCAGCAATTCAAATCCGAACTCCGGCACGGTGGCGCCGAGTGCCTCGGCGAGCCATTCCGCGGCCATCGCGCGGTGACACCACTGGCCGGCTGTGGGCGGTTCATAGCAAAGAAGGACCGGAACCCGGCCGCCGCCGAGACCAAGCAGCGCGTCGGCGACGAGCCTGGGGTCGAGACGTCCGAGGATCTCGGTCCGATAAAGCTGGTAGTATTCCTCGATCCCGACACTGTTGAACCAAGGCCCTGGTGCGAGCGCCCGATAGACACGATAGCCAGCCGGCAGTCGGCGCGGCGTGCCGCGTGAAATGCCGATCCGCAGATGATCGTCGGGCAGATTCGTTGTCCACGACGCGGTCTTGATGAGAGGTAGCGCCGACACGGAAATCGTCCTTCGCGAAAGCCATTTCAAACATCACCATATTAGCATAAGTGACTCACACGTGACACTGAAAGTTCTCGTTGTTTCCTTCGACTTTGCTGCCCGAACAAGCCACGATGCGCGCTGCTACTTTGCTAGCATGGTAGCGTGATGTCCTGATAGCACGTCAGATATTTCGGCATGTGTTGCGCAAGGGTAGACTATGTTTGTTGGAGCTGTGCCGCGCCCCGCTGTTGAGCAAATCACGCGCTCGGTCCCCTTCACCGACTGGCACCAGGTCTTTGTCGGATGCTCCGGATCATTCCGCTTCGACCGAGCGGTGCGGGAGATTCACCCGACCGTCGCCGTGCATTCGAACGACGTCTCGCTGCTGTCCTGCACGGTGGGTGCGCTCGCCACCGGCGCCGAGTTCCCGATTGAGTTCAAGGGCCGGCTCGCCTTCATTGAGCCGCTGCTCGCGGGCCAGCCCTTCGCAGCGCGCGCCGCGGCGGTCCAGATCGCACTGGAAATGGCAAAATACAAGGGCACCAACCCGTACGCCCAGGCGCATTTCCGGCACTACGAGGAACAGTTTGTCGAGTTCCTCGCGCCGGTTCGGACGCGGCTCGATCAATTCCTCGAAGGGCTGCACATCGCGAGCTTCCATCCCGGAGATTTCCGGGAGCAAGCGCGCCGCGCGGCCGGCGCCGGCGGTGGCGTTGCCGCGTTCCCGCCGACCTACAAGAACGGGTATGAGCGGCTGTACCGCTTCGTCGATCAAAACACCGACTGGCCGCGGCCGTCCTATGGCGTTTGGGACCCTGCCGCGCTTGAGGCGTGGCTGGATGAGCTGGACGCCATGCGGGTGCGGTATTGCGTGCTGACCGACCACACGCTCGACCATCACCAGCCGGTGACTGTCTATCGCGGAGAATCAAACAAGCCGGTCTTCACCTTCGCGGACCAGTCTGCCAGTTCGGTGCGCCGCACCCAACACCGGTCAACGCCGTTCCGTTACACCAAGCTCGATCCGGCGGTACTGACCCCTGCCTCGCGCGTCGAGATCGTCGGCGCAACGTCAGGACAGATGAACTTCCTGAAGGACATCTACCTGGCGAAGGGGATCGCGCACACCGCCGGCATCGCGAACTTCCTGGTGTTGATCGACGGCCACCTGGCCGGTGGCTTCATCTACGCCCGCGACAAGTGGGGCGGCGACCTGCTCTACCTGCTTTCGGATTTCGCGCTGTCGCCGCGCAGCCGGGTGTCGAAGCTGATCGCAATGCTGGCGACCTCGGCGACGATCATTGAGCGGATGCAGGTCCGGCTGGTGCAGCGGATCGACTCGCTGATGACCACGGCTTTTACGTCGAAGCCGGTGTCCATGAAGTACCGCGGCATCTTCGAACTGTTGGGCCGCGGCCCCGGGATGTTGAACTATGGCAGCAAGATCAGACAGCAAACCCCAACTGAAATCTACGCCGAGTGGTTCCAGCGGTTCGTTGCAAACGCGCGTCACACGGATGCGGCTCGCCGACCTGACGCTGCTTGAAAAGAACGCCAGGTTTATGAGGGGAGCGACGTTCGCCCGCCTCGTTGCGAACATCAAAGCGGATGGCTGTCTCACCAGCGTTCCGCTGGTCGGACACGTGGATGGCAAGCTGCTGGTGGCGTCGGGCAACCATCGCGTGCCGGCGGCGATGAAAGCGGGCATCGAGGAAGCGGACGTTCTCGAAATCCTGACGCCGCTGACCCGCGCCCAATTCGTCGCACTGCAACTGAGCCACAACGCAGTCGTCGGCGAGGACGATCCGAACATTCTACAGTCGCTCTATGCCGAACTCGACTTCGGCTGGAAAGAGTACTCCGGCCTGACCGACGACGCGTTCAAGGTCGAAGACCTCGATACCTCCGTGCTGCGGGTCGGCCAGCCATTTTACGAGGAACTGCAAATCGCCTTCCTGCCGGCTGACGCGGCGATCTTCATGGGCTGGCTGACCAAGATCGCCAAATCGAAGGCCGCGGTCACCCGCCTGGTCGGAGCCTATGCGGACTTCGATCGCTTCTTCCAGGGCCTGCTGGCGGTCAAGCACGCGACCGGCGTGCACAACACCGCCGTTGCGCTGCGCATGATGGCCGAGCTGGCCGGCAAGGCGCTCGCCGAGCAAGAGGCCGCACGCGCGTCGGTCGGCCCGGAGGGAGCCGATGCAGGGGCCTAAACCGAAGCCCACGAAACTGAAACTCGTCACCGGCAACCCGGGCCGGCGCCCTCTCAACGATCGAGAGGCGACGCCGCGGACGGTGATCCCCGATCCGCCCGACATGCTGAAAGACGAGGCGCTGGCGGAGTGGCGCCGCATCACGGTGTTGCTGGCCGAGGTCGGCCTGATCGCGAAGCTCGATCGCGCCGTCATCGCCGGCTACTGCCAAGCCTGGGCGCGCTGGGTCGAGTGCGAACGCCAGCTTGTGAACACCGGACTCATCATCAAGGCACCGAACGGGTTCCCGATGTATTCGCCCTATCTCACCGCCGCGAACAAGGCACTCGACCAGGTACGCCAGCTCTCGGAACAAATCGGCCTGTCGGGTTCGGCGCGCTCGCGGATCAGGGCGAGCGACGCGCCGGGGGACATCGACCCGGCCGAAGACTTCCTGCGTGGCAGGGCGTAAGCGGCCGGCTGAGCCGCAGGACCCGGTCGAGGCGTATGCCAGGGCGGTTGTCGGGAACCAGCACGTCACCGGGCGCCTGGTTCGGCTCGCCTGCGAGCGCCACATGCGCGACCTGGCTGATGGTCGAGCGCGTGGCCTGCGCTGGGACCGCGACTCCGCCCAGCGCGCGATCGACTTCTTCCCGAAGGTCCTGCGCCACAGCAAGGGGCAGTATGCCGGCCAGCCGTTCAATCTGCTCGATTGGGAAGCGTTCGTTGTCGGCTCGATTTTCGGCTGGAAGCTCTGGCTGCCGGACAAGCAGATCGAGGTTCGGCGGTTCCGCACCGCGTTCGTGTCCACCGCCCGCAAGAACGGCAAATCCACCATCGAGGCCGGCATCGGTCTCAAGGCGCTGATCGACGAAAACGAGCCCGGCGCGGAAATCTACTCCGCCGCAACAACGCGCGATCAGGCGCGGATCGTGTTCTCCGAGGCCGAACGCATGCGGGCCGGTTCGCTCGCGCTGCGCCGGCGGATTGTCAAGACAACAAACAACCTCGCGGTGTTGTCCACCGCATCGTGGTTCCGGCCGCTGTCGGCTGACACGTCGAAGATGGACGGGTTGAACGTCTTCGTCGCTCTTGTTGACGAACTGCACGAGCATCCCGATGCCGGCGTGATCGAGAAACTCGACACCGGCATGGGAGCGCGGCTCCAACCGCTGATGTACGAAACAACCACGGCTGGCGTGAGTCGCACGTCCGTCTGCTACCTGCACTGGGACTTTTCGGTGAAAATCCTGGACGGGGTCATCCCCCAGGTCACCGCCGACCGATGGTTCGCCTACATCGCGACCGTTGATGATGGCGACGACTGGCAGGACGAACTGGCCTGGCGCAAGGCCAATCCGTCGCTGGGCACGGTGCTCCAGATCGAGGACCTGCGCGCCGAGGTTGCACTCGCGCTGGAGATGCCATCGCGGCAGAACTCGATCCGGCGCCTGCGGCTCAACCAGTGGACCCAGCAGCTCGTGCGCTGGATCCCGATGGAGGTCTGGGCTGACGGCGCCGAGCAAATCGACGCGGAGGCGCTGCGGGGCCGGAGGTGCTTCGCCGGGCTGGACCTGGCGCGGATCAACGACCTGTCGTCGCTGGCACTGCTGTTCCCGCCGGTCAGCGACGGCGAACGATGGAAAGTTCTGTGGCGCCACTGGTGCCCGGCCGACAACATCGAGGAGCGATCGAGGCGGGACCGTGCGCCCTACCAGGTCTGGCGCGGCCAGGGCCATTTGATCGCGACCGAAGGCAACACGACGGACTTCAAGTTTGTCGAGGCGGCGATCCTGGAGCTTGCCGGCATCTACAACATCGAAGAACTGGCGTTCGACCGGACATTTGCCGGCGAGATCATCCGTAACCTGGCGGACGAGGGCATGAACCTGGTCGAGTTCGGCCAGGGCTTCCTCAGCATGGGGCCGGCAGCGGCGGAGTTCATGCGCAAGGTGCTGGCGCGCGAACTGCAGCATGGCGCCGATCCGGTGGCCGACTGGTGTGCGTCTAACGTGTCGATCCGCACCGACCCGGCCGGCAACGTGAAGCCGGACAAGGAACGCTCGATCGAGCGCATCGATCCGATCGTCGCGGTGATCATGGCGGTGGGCCGCTCGATGGCGGAGGAATCCGGCATCTACGCCGACGGCCGCGGCCTGTTGATTGTCGGAGGCTGATGAGTCCATGACCGCGTTGATGAGCGCCGACCAGTTCCGCGGGGAACTGCGGGCGAAGCGCAAACCTGTCGGGGGCGTGTATAGGGTCAGCGTGGCGCAACCCCTGCCGGTGGACGGTGCGGCGCGCACGCTGCGCTTCTGCTTTTCCGACGGCAGCATCGATCGCATGAACGACACGATCGCCGCGGCCGGCTGGGACCTCACTGACTTCCTGGCGAACCCAGTGGCACTGTGAGCACATGACAGTTCCGCCCCGCCGATCGGCGGCGCGCGCAACGTCGGCGTCGAGGGCGACCGTTTGCTGGGCGACATCGAGTTCGCGCCGCCCGAGACCTATGCGTTCGCCGACACGATCTATCGCCTGGTGCTGGGCAAGTTCTTGCGCGCGGTCAGCGTCGGCTTCCTGCCGACCCGCTACGCCTTTGTCGAGAACGATCCCGAGCGCGGATTCGGCATCGACTTCCTCGAACAATCTCTTCTCGAAATCAGCGTGTGCCCGGTGCCGGCAAACCCAAACGCGCTGCAAGAGGCACGCCGCAAGGGCATCGACACGCGGCCGTTGGTGGAATGGGCGGAGCGCACGCTCGATTGCGACGGCAAGGCGACCCTACCACGCGCCGAATTGGAACGCCTGCGCAGGGCAGCAAAGGAACCGGCTATGACAGCACGCACGCCCCCTCGGTCCGCCAGCTCGGGGCGACCCGCACGACGCGCTGGCGGCGGGAGCGAAGACGATCCCACCGTCCGCACCTGCGGACGCAGCGCCGACGACGAATGCGGGCTGGCCGACCCGTCCGAGTGCGCGGTTCACGGTGGTACCGCCGCGGCGCCGGACGCCGACGAGAAACTGCTGGCAGCCTTGCGCCGGCTTCTGGGGCGCCGGAAAGATGACAGCGTACCAGGGGATGACGACCCGCCGGTGGCGCACGAGGACGCGATCCGGCTCGCTCACAAATCCATGCGCACCGCAAAGGCTTACATGGCGGAAGGGATGACGCACCACGCAAAGGCGCTGAGCCTGCTTGATGGCGTGGTCGATGCGTTGGACGCCGACCCAGTCACCGATCCACCAGCCGACCCTGATCCCGATGCCAACGCGGAGAAAGCTGCGCAACTCGCGCGCGCGACTGCACTGAAAGCGCGCCTCGCCGCGACCTGACCTACGGTCAAGGGTCGCGCGTATTAGACGAGCCCGGAGGTGCGATAGAACGCCACAAGCGGCGCGGCGAAGCCGATGCTTTCGAGCACCACCTCGCCGCCGGCGGCGATCAGTCGGGGATTGTCCGGCCACAGGCCATCAGCCTGCCGGCGCAGCAGATCGGCACGGATTTCCGCAGTATAAAGCACGAGGATTTCCTGCACGCTGGGTATCGATACATAGGCCCATACGTTCGCCCAGGTATCGTTTTTGTTCGACGGCGAGAGAATTTCGACCAGCACGAGCGGCGCCAACAGCAGCCGATCATCGTTCCGCCAGGGGGCACAGGTGACCCCCAGATCGGGCACACGGATGTTGTGATCGGCGCGCACCCGCGGCCGGACTCCGGGCTCAACGACTGTGCGGCACTCCGGGCGGGTCGCCGCGAGGTGATTGCCGATCAGGCGATCGGTCTCGCTCTGAATCGCACCATGGATGGGCGAGGCGGGCGCCATTGCACGCGGCGTGCCGTCCACCAACTCCCACCGATCGCCGGCGCCCGATGGGTGCCAGTCGAGAAACTCTGCCACCGTCATTGCCGGAGGCAGTTTGCTTGCTGCGCTCATTCGGCCCTCACCGTGCGAGATGTCGAAGATACAGTCGTCATACTCGTAAAGTAGCTCCTGCCGCTGCTTCACGCGAGGACTTCGGGCAATGTGACCGGCTTGCGCAAGGTAACTCTCGGCGCGGCATTCGTAGCATGGCGGGCTCCAGAGGCTCCAGGGCCGGCCTCTGATGACCGACAATTTGAAGGGAAACATACCACATGAGCACACTGCTGTCGCTCCGCCGCGCCCTCGGGGCGGCGGTGGATGAACTTGCGCCGCTGGCCGGGACGCCTGCCTTCGCCGCCAAGGAGGCGGAGATCGCGACGCTTGAGCGCACGATCGGGGAACTGGACCGCGCGGAGAAACTCGCCGCCAAGCTGGCGCGGCCGATCGGCGCCGGTCCGGGCGACGACGTGATGGAGATCAACCCGTCGCAGCGCACTCTGTCGCAAATCCGCGGCATGGACCCGCGCCAGGGCAGGCTGCGGGGCTTTGACGACTATCTCAGCCTGGCTCGGAAGGGGCTGGATTTCACGCCGCGCGCCGGCGAGCAATACCGGACGTTGGGCGAGCAGCTCCAGGCGGTTTTCAAACACTACAGCTCGAAGGGGAGCGACACGGATCGCCGCCTGGTACGCGCGCCGACCGGTGCGGGCGAGGTCGATCCGACCGGCGGCGGCTTCCTGGTCCAGGTCGATTTCGCGGCTTCGATCTTCATGCTCGCGCACGACATGGGGGAGATCCTCAGTCGCGTGAACAAGCTGCCGATCAGCGCGAATGCGAACAGCATCAAGATACCGGGCGTGGATGAAACCAGCCGAGCGACCGGCAGCCGCTGGGGTGGCGTGGCGTCGAACTGGGTTGGCGAAGGGACCGCGGTCACCCCGTCGAAGCCGAAGTTCCGCACCATCGAGTTCGACCTGAAAAAGCTGATGTCGGTCATGTACACCACCGACGAGCTGTTGCAGGACTCCACGGCGCTGACCTCGATCGCGGCGCAGGCGTTCTCGGAAGAAGTCATGTTCATGACCGAGGACGCCATCGTAGAGGGCACCGGAGCGGGCATGCCGTTTGGCTACATGAAAAGCCCGGCTTTGATTACGATTCCGAAGGTGGCCGGCCAGGCCACGCAGACGATCGTCAAGGAAAACATCGACCAGATGTGGTCGCGCCTCTGGGCGCGGTCGGCGAAGAACGCCGTGTGGTTCATTAATCAGGATTGCCTGCCCCAGCTCATGGCGATGAACCAAGCGGTCGGCACCGGAGGCCAGCTCGTCTACCTACCGCCCGGCGGTCTGTCCGCCACGCCGTTCTCGACCCTCTATGGTCGCGAGGTGGTTTGGACGGAATACAATTCTACGCTGGGCACCACAGGGGACATCACGCTGGCTGACCTGAGTCAGTACATGCTGGTGGACAAGAACGGGGTGCAGGCGGCGACCAGCATGCACGTCGCCTTCCTCACCGACGAGATGGTGTTCCGCATCACCTATCGGGTGGACGGCAAGCCGATGTGGGCGGTGCCGCTGACGCCGTTCAAGGGATCGAACACCAAGAGCCCCTTTATCGCGCTGGCGTCCCGCTAACACTCTTCCGAGTTTCGTCAGGAGCATTCGACGATGGCACGTCAGATTTCTATGCCGTATCAGTTTCCGCCGGTCGCCCTGCTGCCGCCGGCAGCCGATGCGGCCGGTCGCACCAGTTCCTACCGAGACCTGGCGAACGCGCTCAAGGCGTGGGTCGTCGTGCATGTGAACCAGGGCAATGCGGCACAGGTGACTCTGTCGATCCTGCAAGGTCAGGACACGCTCGGTACCGGATCGAAGGCGGTCGGTGTCATGCCCACGTGGCTCTGCGCGGCCACGGCCACCAGCGATGCCCTCACGGTGCAGACGCCCGGGGCGACCTTCCAGACTTCCGCGGCCGTGGCGGACAAGATCGTGGTTTTCGAGATCACGCCGGAGATGTGCATGGACCTGATCAACGGGTTCCACACCATCGCCGTGCAAACCAGCGCGTCGAATGCGGCGAACATCACCGAAGCCGAGTTGTTTCTCTGGGAGTCTTACCAGGGCGCGTCCGCACCATCGACCTTGGTCTGATCCGTCTTCATCTCGGCCGTTCGGGAGAATGACATGACCACGACTTCGAAATTCCATGCCGGGCGGCTGGAGTTCTTCGACACCGCGACTTTCGAATACGTGCTGCCGGTCGCGCCGGTGCATTTCTACGAAGATTTCCTTGGACAATCGTACGTCGCGGTCCCGGCTGCCGGTTCGGCCGTTGATGGCTGCCCCTTCGTCAAGAAGATCGTCGGTGCCGGGCCGCCAACCCTCGCCGGAGTGGCGAATGCCATCGGTGGCCAGGTCGCATGCACCCTGGCGGCGACGAGCGAGAAAGAGGATTGCGTGCTGTACTGGGGCGACAACCTCGCGCTGGATTGCACCAAGGGGCTGATCTTCGAGACTCGCGCTCAGTTGTCAGTGACGCCGAGCGCGGCGGGCGCACAAGCCGTGTGGGGCGTTGCCTCCGCATGGATCGACGGGCCGCAGAACAACACCTGCTATCTGGAATTCAGTGCACAAGCGAATGGCGCCGTGCTGGTCACCGCTTTCGACGGCGTTACCACGACCTTGGTTGCCAGCGGCGTCACGGTCGGCACCACCGATTGGCACATCTACCGGATCGACGCGGCCAACCCAACCGACGTGGCATTCTTCATCGATGGCAATCGAGTGAACGCGGACAACTCGATCAACTTCGCAGCGACCGGCGCGCTGGCGGTCCTGCAACCATACCTCGCTGCATACAAGGTGTCAGGCACGGGCGTTGCCACCCTGACGATCGACTATGTGCGGGCCTGGATGAACCGGCAGTAAGCCTGGGGAGCGCGCGGCATGTTATCAGTCGGCATCACCCTCAACCCGGCGTCGATCGCGGCAGGAGCTTCGCTGTCCGGCCCAGTGTCGCTCGGCGCGCTGACGCTGGTCGGCATCTCGATGCCGGCCGTCTGGACCACGGCCCCCCTGACGTTCCAGGTCAGCCCGGACGGAGTTACTTGGCAGGAGCTGTACGACGGCGCGGGCAACGAGGTGACGATCACCGCCGCAGCGGGCCAGTTCATCATTCCGCTGGCCGATCCTTCTTATCTCTGGCGCGGGGTCAACATGCTCCAGGTTCGGAGCGGCACGCTTGCAGCTCCGGTGAACCAGGTCGCCGCAGCCGTGGTGAACATCGTCACCCGATCGGAAATGCTGTGAAGGATGCAACGCGATGATGGAACGCGGCGGATATCGCAACCGCGCCCTGGTGGCGCCGGTGCGCAAGGACAGGGGGCCGAGCGGTGCGAACCACGCTGACGGTGACGGCGGAGCCGACCGCGGAACCGGTGTCGATCGAGCAGGTGAAGCGGCATTGCCGGATCGACAACAACGCGGACGACGAACTGCTGACGGGCTACCTGACCGCGGCCCGGGTCATGGCGGAGGGCTACCTTAGCCGGGCACTGCTGACGCAGACGCTGCTGTGGACCATGCGGCCGTCGTCCGATCTGCCTCGCGATCGTCTCTGGCTGCACGAGACCCTGGAACTGCCGCGCGCGCCGGTGCAGTCGATCTTGTCGGTGACGACGCTCGATGAATGGGGCAACGCCACGACGATCGCGCCAGCCTCGCTGCCGGTGACGCCGCCGGCGGTGATCCTCGGCTATGTCGCCGACCTGACGTTGGAGCCGGCGACGCTGTTCATCGGCCCCGAGACAGTGCTGAGCGGCGGCTTTGCGGCCTACCGGACCAAACTGCAGCACCTGCAAGTCTCGATGGTTGCCGGCTATGGCGATGCCAGCGACGTGTCCTCCACGGTGATCCAGGCGATCATGATGACCACGGCATTCCTCTATGAGCATCGCGGTGACTCTGCCGCCGCGATGCCGGACGCAGCGACCTGGCTACTCGACCGGCAGCGGTTGCAGTTCCTGGGCGGGTGATTTGAGCGCAAGCGTGGGACCCGAGCCGGGACCGGACCCGAATGCAGTCAGGATCGGCTCGCTGCGCTGGCGCGTGGTGATTGCGACCCGCGAGCAGGCGGCGGACCCGGACAGCCCGGGGTTCCTGGAGACCATCGCGAAGCGGCAGACCGTGCGGGCCGATGTACAGCCGATCGGCACGATGACCTTCTATGCGGCGGAACAGGTCAACACGCCGGTCACCCATCGCATCGTCATCCGGTGGCTCGATTGGGTTGACACGACGCACGTCATTTTCCGCATCACCAAGCGGCCGGATGAGAGCGAAATGGTCGAGCGGTTCCGGGTGCGGCGCGTAATGCCGATCGACGGCCGCCAGCGATTCCTGCGGCTCGATTGCGAACTGGAGAGGCGCGTCTGATGGCCCTTCTGCAAATCACCGTGCCGGGCGGCTGGACGATCGTCGCCGGCAAGCAGCAGGTGCGCGCCGTCATGCGCGGTGTTGGGGCCGAGGTGGTGGCGCGCGCCCGCGCGTTGATCCGGGCCGGCAGCAGGAAACGCCCATCCGCCCCCGGCGAGCCGCCGCGGAGCGTTTCGGGGAAGCTGGCGCGGTCGATCCGGGCCCGGGTCTGGAACGATGTCGAGGGCGTTACGATCCGTGCCTCCGAGTTCTATGCCCTGTTCCTGTCGCGTGGCGCGAAGGGCGGAGGCGGTGACACCAGCAAAGCATCCAATTTCGTGTCGGCCGCTTCGATCGTACCTCGCCGCATGAAGCGGAGCGCCATCTCGAAGAAGCGCATCCTGCTGCCGCGCCCGTTCCTGGGGCCGGCACTCGACCAGGCTATCGCGAACGGCCTGGCCGACCGGGTGCGCGTCGCGGTGATCAGTGGGCTGAAGTTTCAGCGGGTAGGGCGTCGGTAGCGGGGCAGTTTGATTGTCTGCAATGGGTGGAAACCGGCCGCTCCAGCAACGCGGGTGGGCCATCAGCGGACTTCTAGGAAGTTGGTGCAACCACTGATTTACCATCCGGTATAATGCGAAAAGAGCGGAACGCAAGGCGCGCTTTGTAAACCATCACACCATGATAGCTCCGGCCAACCAGGGCGTGGATTTTGCGCAAATTCAAGTCACACAGCGGCCCTAATATCACCTCAACCAGCTTGAGGTTTCCGCTAAACGGCATGAAATATAGTCCACCTTCGAGCTCTGAATCGGCTAAATTGCATAGGATCCTCCATTCTCTCTCGTACTCCCAGGTTTCGAATTTTGAATATATCAAAGCGTCAGCGATTAGCGGGGTAATGCTACTCGTTCCCTTCGGCATTTTGAGCTTAAGTCTAGCTGAGGAATATCGGACTTCCTTGACCAGAGATTCTTCTACATCGAAGCCAAGAGCGACACCTTTGTGCTTAGCTGCATAGTGACTCCACAGGACCGGATCTGTCCAGTCCGCGCTGAAGCAGACAACACCTTTCTTCTCGTTGAATGTATCTTTGTGCTGACGAACAAGTTTGCGAATGCCAGGGTCACCGAAATTCTGACCTAGTAACTCGAACGGGTCATTAAGTTCTGAGAATCGTGAAATCTTTACTCGCCCAAATATGATGTTTGAAAGGGCATGCTCTGATCCTGTGAGATAGTAGAGCCGCTTGAAGCCCGTTGGTGCAGGGAGCAGAACGGCATCGCTGCCGTGCCCGCGCTCATAGCCAGCAGCCTTCCACTTTTTACGAAGCCCCGCGTCCAGTGGCATTTTTCTTCCCGCCGGATATTGAACCTAGATTATAGCGCTGAATGCGCGGTGACTCGCAAGAGTTTTGCACGGCACGTGTGCTGGACGCACTACCGTGGGTTGGGACCCAACATTCAAGCTGACCTTATTGGGACGTTTCTCTGATGGACATCTCGTTGGTAATCGAGCAACTCCGGCGCTACTGCCCGGAGTTGGGCGGGCGCGTCGGCGGCGCGGCAGACTTTGAAACCGGGGTCGAGTCCGTTATCGCGATCACCGATCCGGCGACCGGCAAGTTCGTCTATCCGGCAGCCGTGGTGATCCCGCTGGAGGATGAAACCGGCAGCAACGACCTGTTGGACGGCAATATCCAAACCGTCACCGAGACCATTGGCGTGATTGTCGAGTTCGACGCCTCGGCCGATCGTCGCGGCCAGGTCGGCGTCAGCCAGGTCGAGGCGATGAAGTACGCGCTGTTCCGCGCGCTGCTGAGCTGGGTGATCGAGCCCGAGCGAGGCGCGCGGGGCCTCTATTATGCCGGCGGCGAACTGCTGACCTTCGATCGCGCACGCCTGTTCTGGATGTTCCGGATGAGCTTCGACGCCACGATCAGCGATGCAGACGGCTTCGTGCCGCGTGGCGATCCGCTGACCAACGTTACCGAAACAATCCAGCCAGACGATCCGATCAAGCTCGCCACGCCGATCGTCGGAAAGGAAGCCGTCCGCGGGACGGTCGCCGTCTGGGGTGGGTTCGTTTGGGATGACGGAGACGTGTGGGGATGACGCAATCTTGCAAACGGTCGCGAAGCGAACGTGATGCGTCATTCGTCGAAAGGCGGTTAGCACGATGACGATCGCTACCGGCGACGAGGCGCTCGCGGCCGATGTCCTCGCGGTGCAGGCAACTGCGGCATCTGCGCTGACCGCGGCGGGAACGGCGCTCGCCAATTCCGCCACTGCGCTGTCGAACTCTGTGGCGGCGCAGGCCTCGGCGACTTCTGCTGTGGCGCTCGCGGCCGTCGCATTGTCGGTGCCGGCGCTGGACGTGGTTTCGTCTGTGACGTCGACCGACATGGTGCCGATCGGGCAGGGCGGCAGCACCGTGGCGGTGACCCTCTCGACCTTGCTCAACCCTGAGACGATCGATCTGTTGGCGAACGCCAACCCGGCCTCCGACACCGACACCTTCCCGAGCGGCCAAGGCAGCAACGTGCTGCTGCGGCAGACTCTGGCGGGCGTGTGGTCGCTGATCGCGTCGCACCTGCCGGACTATCACCAGCCCGTGGTGGAGCTGACCGCAAACACCAACCTCGACGGATCGACGCACAACAACCGGCTGCTGATTTGTAGCCAGGGAATCACGATCACGCCGACCGGCACGATGGGCAGCGGCTTCGTCTGCGACGTGGTGAATGTCAGTGGCAGCAACGTGACCCTGGGCGCAGGAATCACCACCAGCAACGCGGGCAACGTCCTGCCGACCGGCGAATCCGCCCGAATCGTCTCGGCCACCTATAGCGGTGGCACGGTGAACTTCGCGACGCTGTCGGCCGGCAGCGGCGGCGCTGCACCGGCCGCACCGGGCCAAGTCACCGGGCTTGCGGCGTCAGGCGCCACGTCCTCGACCATGACGCTGAGCTGGACCGCGCCCGGCAGTGGCGGCACGCCGACGGCCTACACCGTGAACTACCGCGTCACCGGCACCAGTCCGTGGAGCTCCGCCACGACCAGCGCCAGCGCATCGCCCTACACGGTGACCGGCCTGTCGGTCTCGACCTCGTATGATTTCGAGATCATTGCCACCAACAGTGGCGGCAGCGGCACCGCCTCATCGACCATCACCGCATCGACCAGCGCAGCCGGCGCGGCGCCCGGCGCACCGGCGAATCTTGCCGCGGGCGCGGCGACCAGCAGCACGATGACTCTGACTTGGAGTGCGCCGTCGAGCGGCGGCACCGTCTCGGGTTACTCTGCCTATTTCAAGCTGCACTCAGGCAGCACGTGGTCGCTGGCGACGGCGGGGCTGGCTGCGTCCGCGACCAGCTACACGGTGACCGGCCTCGCTTCCGGCACGTCCTACGATTTCTATGTGGCCGCGAACTCGGCCGGCAACGGCAGCACGGCGTCGGGCACGGTGACCGCATCCACCACCACGATCGCGAGCCCAAACGCGGTGACCGCGCTCGCCGCCGGCACGGTGACCAACTTCACCGTGCCGCTGTCGTGGACGGCGCCGGCGATCGACGGTTCGCACGGGGCGGCGGCAACCTACACGATCCAGTATCGAATCAACGGCTCTGCAAATTGGGCGACCGCGGCGAGCGGGATTGCCACCGCCTACTACACGGTGGCGAACCTGATCGCCGGACTGGAATACCAGTTCAACGTGTTCGGGGTGAACGCGGCCGGCAGCGGTCCCGGCGCGACCACCACCGGCACGCCGGGGCCGGCGTTGGGCAGCCTCACCTATTGGGGCACCGGCGGTTACCCGAACGCTCCGGTGGCGCACGGCACGACGGGAGCGATTGCCACCTTCACCGTCAGCGCGTCGGTCGCCTCGGCGAGCTTCGGATGGTCGGCAACCCAGGTCGATCCGCCGGCGACGTTGCAGGCGATGACCTTGTTCAACAGCAATCCGCTGGTCTACGGCTCCTACGCGGCGAATATGCCCGCCTCGGCCGGCACCTGGTACGGCTGGATGATCTTCTATGACAGCGGTGGCGACGCAGTGTTCGCCGTGATCGCGACCACCGGCCAGACGATGCAGAACGGCACGGCGATCACCCCCGCCGTCACGGCGACATGAGCGTGTTCCAGGCCGGGCCGGGCGCGGCGCTGGGCCTCGGCGCCGGCCACCTCTACCGGTCACCTCAGCCACACCCGGGAGCATCGCGGGCCTGTCCGGCTGGTGGTACGCGGGCGCCCCCGCCAACATGGTGAACGCGGCCGGCGTGCCGCTGGCGAGCCTGTCAGGCGGCTCGGTGGCCGCGCTGACCGATCTCTCCGGGTCGAGCAGGGCGATGGTGCCCAGCCTGCCCGTGCAGGCCGCGCCGCGCATCAACGGCCTGTTGGGCGGGGCGGGCCTTCCGACTCCGATGCCGGCCGGCGCGGGCCTGGCGCCACTGCTCGATCCGCGCGTCGGGTTCGCGGTGAATGGGCTGTCGATGGGGTCGGGCAGTTCCTGGACCCGGTATCTGGTCTGGACCCGCCCGAACCTGCGCTCTGGCACCAGCTATGACGCCGATCCGGTGGCGCTGCTGACCATCGCCTCGACCGTGGTGCTGGCGCTGGACAGCGTCGTCGCCGGGCGCCTGGTGTTGTTCCCCGGCGCGTCGCAGACCGTCCTGTCGGTGACGATGGAGCGGCGGCACACGCACAACGTCATCCTGCGCTACACCGCGGGGACGGGCGTGGACGCCTGGCTCGACGGCGTGAAGGTGGCGAGCGCCGTCGCGAACCCTCTGCCCGTCAGCAACCCCGGCACCCTCACCTTTCTGTCCGATACGACCGCGCAGGGATCGGCGCAGTGCTGGTTCAACGAGGCAGCGACCTGGGAACGGGCGCTGTCGTCGGCGGAGGTGACGACGCTGATCACCGCCTCGGCGCGGTGGCTATGCGGCGCGCGGCGCGGCGTGAACCTGCTGGTGATCGGCCAGAGCAATGCGGTCAACTCGCTGGCGGACGGGGCGTGGAACCTGTGCGCGCAGGGCCTCGCCTGGCACCTGGGCGCGGCCAGCTACGGCGTGATCGGCGGCCAGGGCAGCGCGGCCTACACCGCGATCGGCGGCCACGGCATCTACAACGTGCGCCAGCCGCCGGGCACGGGCGGCATCTACATCCCGGGCAACTTCCTGGCGGACCCCGGCGACGGCTCCGATCCGGGCGGCTGGGGCCTTGGTGCGGACGGCCTCGCGGTCGAGGCGTATCTCGCCGCGTGGTCCGCTGCCGACCTGGCGGACATCGCGGCGATCGTGTGGCCGTGGTTCGAAAGCGACAGCACGCGCGCATACGGCGAGGGCGCGTTCTGGCAGGCCGGCGCACAGAATTTTCTGGCGCTGGTGCGCGGCATGCTCGGCCGCGCGGCTGCGTCGCTGCCGCTGGTCTGGTGGGACCCGATCGCCTTCTGGTCGTCGCCCGGCATCCTGATGATCCGCAACGCGATGCCGGCGATGTCGGCGCTGCCGGCACAGAACGCGGTGTGCGCGATGCCCCTGACGGCCGACAGCAACCCGCGCGGCGCGACCTGGGATGCGAACACCGGGCTGGTGACCGGCGGCGACTACAACCACCTGGACGCGACCGACAACCTGCGGCTGGGCCAGGTCGCGGCCGGTCCGATGGCGCGGGCGGTCCTGGCATCGAGCGGCGGCGACAGCATCACCGCGATACCCTCCGGCGTGCCGAGCGTCGGCCCGACGATCACGCACGCCTACCGGCAGAGCAACACGGTGATCATCGTCACCGTGGCGCACAATGCCGGCACCGACCTGATCGTGCCGCTGCAAGCTGTGAACGGGGTCGGCTGGGCGGTGATGGATGGCGGCTCGGAGGCCAACCCTGGCACCGTCCGCACGGCGACGGCCTGCGCCTATGTCGATCCGACCCACCTGCAGGTGACACTTGGATCCGCGCTGACCTCGGCCAGCTCGGGCTGCCTGCTGTTCTACCCCTATGGCAACACCTGGATTTATCGCGGCAACTCGGTGACCGACAATTCGGCATCGGTGGCGCGGCCGGCCGGGTGGGACATCGGCGCGGATCTCGGCCGCGGCTGGGATTGGAACCTGCCCGTCCAGGCGACGGACACCCCGATCCAGCTCAGCGACAGCGCAACATAGCAGGAGGGCCGCATGGCGGCTGATTGCCCCCATGACGTCATAGTGCGCGAGCGCGTGGCGGTGGTGGAGACGCTTCTGCTGACTGTCACCCGGTCGGTGGAAAAGCTCGCTGCCACGGTTGAAACGCTGTCCGAGCGGGTGAACCAGGAGCGGGGCCAGAATTCGGTCACGTCGAGGCTGGACTCGGCGGTGATCGCCGGCGGCGCGGGACTGGCCGGCGCGCTGATTACGATGTTAATCAATCTGCTGTTGCATCACGCACCATAGGCGCCGGAACCTGCGGGCTGGGCTGCGGCTGGCCCAGGTCGTCCAACCCGGAAGGGCTGTCCGCCATCCGCGGATCGGTTTTAACCACCTCGACCTCAGAGCGGCGGTAGACCTGACAGTGGGTTGACATTCGTCTAGTCCTGGCAACAATGGTTTCTCGCACCGATTAAAGCGCTTGCGCCTGGGACATCTGCGTCGTCACCGGAGAAGACAGCAAAACGACCATGGGGGATTGAGGTAGGATGCTTGTTCCTCAAATGATACTATCCGGCCGCTACGAGTTCGGGGATATGTCGTGCGAGTGTAGTGTCGAACCTCGCTCTCGGCTCAACAATGGCAAGATTTAGAGCTCAGGTTCACTACTGAGCCCTCACCACGTTCGGCCCTGTGCCCAGCACAACTGGGATTTTTCATAAACGATACCAATGCCACGAACGCCCTAGTCGAAGCAATTATCGCAACCATCACTGAAGCTGGCTTTGAGCGGGTTCGCCAAAAATATTTTGAACTCGCTAAAGCGTCCCAATATGTCGAGCACAAGTCAATACCGGCCCGATCCAGCTTCGCCATTTACTCTGAGAATAGCTATCTTCAACACATTCCGACTTCAAGGTTAAGAGATCTAATAGATTTGACAGGGGATACCGAGTTCGGATATGGGCAGAATCTTTCCATAACAAACTTCCTATTCAAACACATCGATCTTCAACCGATATCCCTGCTAAAGCTCGCCAAGGTTGTAGGAATTGAACTTTCCGATTGCCGAGCATTTACGTTTACATATGGGCCTTATCGCGCGTTCGATCCTGGCTGGACGCCCCGAGAGCCACGGGGAGTCATTGCCTATTCTATAGAGTTCGTGCCAGCATCTGACGATCAGGCCATTCTCGCTTCCATACAGGATCAGGTTGAGCTAATTGGTGAGCGTTTGAGTGTTAACAATGGACCCATATTTGCTAACCTCGTCGCGATCAAGAATACGCTAGAGAAACTTTCTGTCCTACTTCAAGACTGTACTAGGGCCGTCGGCACTCCATCAGATATCGCGGGCATTGAGAAGTCGTTGGGCGACATTCGGCGGGCTCTACATATATGACGGCTCCTGCAGAAGACGATCCCTGCACCGATCGTGTAGGTGGCGTTGTGAAGGCTGCCACCACCCTCCGCAGAAGAGAACTGATGCTTGCCACAGCGAGCTTGGCACTATGGCCTTCGCCCACTCAATCTCACGGTGATACCAAGCCAACTCGCGCTGCCGGACCGCAAGCATCCTTAGACCACGATAGGAACAGCGTTTACCGTAGCAGTTCTGCTACCTCTGGACCAGGGCAATTGAATGCTATCGCGGATCGCCTAAAAGAGATTGTGGATGCGTTAAATGCTGCTGAGACAGAGACCAGCCAGGAGGCCGCCGCAGCGACCGAGGTTCGATCACGTTATGATCAGTTGTCTCAGTCATTAGCGGCGCTTCCAAGCGCGTCAGAGGCGGCTGCTTCGATTGTTCGAGCGATTGCACTCGTCGGGCATCATGTTGAACTGATTTGCTCGTGGCGCTACATTACCGAACGCCTTAAGCTCGCGGAAAGAGTGTCTACAGCTCTCGACAGCAGTTCCTACAATTTTGGCCTAAGACTAAGCCTCGCCGACAACCCCATATTAATCGATGAGTGGACTCAGATAACAGGCTGTGATCGAGTCCCAGCAAACCAAGTAGTACTCCGGATCCCTCTCAATATCCAACTCATAGACGGCCGAATTGTTTTGCTGACAGTGCGCGTGCCTATGTCGTGCGGCATAGGCGATGTCGTCACTCAGACACCCAATCGACTTGCGGTAAACAGAGCCGCTGCGACTACTTTTGAAGGCAAAGATTTCTGGCCCCTCCCAAATGCAGGCTACATCGCGGAAACGATGGCCGATACGCTAGAACACTCGATCGATGACGCGCTCTCGCAGCACACGCTTCAGTTGGATTGGAGTTTGGACCTAGGAAACCTGCCTAGTGGTTTTGGCTTTGATGAGCATGATGTACTACGGGTGTGGCCGATAAGCTGTGATCTACGGGGAGGTCTGAGGTGCTACGGAATGCTATGGACTGACGTCATCGCGTACATCTTGTCCGATGG